TTATCCATTATTTCGCACCAATTTCCACCATTCCTGTTAGGCACTTTGTAATATGCACGACCACCATTTAGGTGATAAGACCCAACATAAGATGATTCATTATCACTAGTATACATATGTAAGCTATTAGGTACCCATACTTGACTGTCATTACATCTTACCCATTTATCTTGCCCATTGATAACCAAATTATTTTTATGTATAAATGATCTATCATACTTAAGATACGGACTAAGATCAGGCTTAGGTGACACTTGTTTAATCGTTTGAAAATTGACAAGCCCATATTCATTTTCAGTTGCAGGCTTTAAAAATTTGCTTAAGATTTTTACCAATCCTCTAACACTCAAAATCTTCGTGTGATCTAACGTTTTAATCAACTTGCTCCATACTGTTTCTCCTGTCGGTCTTTCATTTACTACTTCCTGTGTATCTCCGTTTCCTGCTTTGACTACTTCTTTAACTTTTTCTGCTGTACTTTCAGATTCTGTTTCGGAATAGATTTTAGCTATTCCATTTTTTTGTTCTGTTGCATAATTTAAAATGTTTATTATTACAAATTGTGTGCCATTAAACTCAACAAAATATTTTTTATTCGTTTTTAAATCATCTATCTCTAAATTTTCCAGTATTTCATTTTGATTCTTTTTAATTTGGTATTCTGTATTTTCTATTCTTATAAAAACGTTATTAGTTTGATTTCCGCTTTTTATTTCTAACAACAATTTTAACCCTTTAAATAATCCAAATTCACTGATTCCATTCAAATTTATTTCATAAATTTCTTTACCTGGTTCAGTCTTTTTAATAGTTTCGATCGAGTGCACTAATCCTTTTTGTAATTCATTCATAATATTTGCTGTAATTGTTGTTCCAACTTGAGTTGCTGTTCTTTCTCCTTGCCATTCGTGCCTTGTTAATCCGACACCAACATCACTCGCATCTTTTATCTTGTATACATCTAAATTGTCTCCTTCCCAATCTTTAAATTTTTTTAATCCCATCTATTTCACTCCTTCCTTAGTGATAATATTTGTATTTGATATACCTGTTTCAGTAAATTTGTTTTGTTTGATACTGTCATAATAATAGTTCTCTACTTCGTATTTAAAATCTAATGTTATTCTTATTCCACTTGCAACCCCTAGATTTTTCAAATTATTTCTTATTCTTTCTTTCAAAGCGTAAGGCATAGCTTTGTTCAAAAGTATATAAATATTTCCACCTTTTTTTTCAAAATATTGAGCTTCATTATTTCCTCCATAGCCTCCGTTTCTGACATTTATATTTATATTTCCATCTGTGCTTTTTCTAATTCCTTCTTCAAAAACAAAAATATTCTTTTCAGGATTCTCAGAAAATATTTTTAATATACCAAGAAGTACATCAAATGTAGAATTTTTTAAAGATTTTGAAATTTCTGCTAATATTCTTATTTTAAAGTTTTCATCTGTTTCATTATTGTTCCTTTTTAAATTAAAAGTATTTCCAAATCTATCAAGTACAAAACCTTTTGCAGCTATTAAATTAAGCGATTTAAAAAGCTTTGATAATCCTTGCCTGAATTGCAATATTTCTTCTAGATATAATTTTAATAAAAAGTAATTATTGCTCTCCTTGTTTCTTTTATACATATGTGGCAATTTGCTAATTACTTCATCTGTATATTCTTCACTATTCTGATACATAAAACACCTCAATATTGTTTTCGTTTATTTTAAACTTTTGTCCTAACGGTATGTCAAAAATTTTTGTAAACTCTTGTTCCCGAATGTTACTTTCAATTGTCCCCATTTTAAGACGTATTTTTCTAATATCGTCTATCCCAAGAATTTCAGAATACACCTTTAAATAACTTGCTCCTTCTCCTGTTTCAAGATTATTTATATAATTTAATATTTCTTGTTTTATCAAAGGAGTATACCTGTTATCTTTTTCAGCTTCGTTTTTCACTTTCACAACTTCAACTTTTATTTGAAGCGTACTGTATTTTAATAAGTTATAAGTAATTTTTCTACTAAATCCTTCTCTAGTAATTTTTTTTTCAAATATTTCTGCCTCATTTTCTCCAAGGGTTAATATTCCATCCGCTTTCAAATCTAATATAGTCTCAAAAATCTTGTCATCTGGAGTTCCTTCAAGAAATATTTTGATTGTTCCAGCTTCTGTTGCCGGTTCTGTTTCAGGATCCAATATCAACACATTCTTTACATTTTCCAGCGCCATAAGTCCGTTATACAATGCCGAATGTGTCGCAGTCTGTTCAATAGTCTGCTTTCTTTTTAATCTCGCCCTGTAAAGACTATCGCTTTCATCATCTGTTCCGCCGTTTACATCAGCATCGTTTATAATTTTAGCGACTCCTTCGTATTCAGTCGTAAAAGCAACATCACTTGCGATATTGCTTTCTTCTCCGATTTCAAGAGCCTGAATAAATCCTATTCCATAATACTCATTATTATCCAATTTATCCAACGCAACGTTTGATAATAGTCTATATTCTTTTTCAGCATATTTAATAATTGTTTGTGCTGGTATAACTCTATTTTTTTCTCCTGTTATCTTAACCTGTCCAGTTGCATAAGCTCCTGCTTTTCGTGGAGTCCTCAGTAAAGTCCCAAAAAAATCTAAATATATCCCTGTTGCTGTATTTAGATTCATTTGATTATTAAATTCAAGCAATTCTTCCCATATTTGCGATAGCTCATAACCTATAGCTTCAGAATGAATCCCTTCTGGAGTATTAAAATCTAAAACATAATTATTATCCTGTAATCTTGCTTTGTACCTATTTTCTATATCTTTCATAATATCTGTAAAACTTTTTAACACAAATCCTTTTTCTGTTACTCCAAAATCCATTATTCCTCCTTTCTAAAACGCTAAAGTCTTTCCATTTTTCAATAACATTTCCACTTTAAAATTATAGTTTCCATTTCTATTTTCAAAATTGCTTTCGAACTTTGTTATTTCTGCCACATCGTCATCCGACAAAATAGTTTCTTTGACTTGGGCCTCTATATTAAATTTTTCTAACAAATTTCCTATTTGTCCATTATTTTCATTTCTTTTAATCCAATAAATACCTTCATTCTTATGCAAAAACCATTCATTAAAAAATAACCTCAATTTATTTTCCAACCGTAATCTTATTTTTTCTAATTCTGAACTTAATATAATATTTTTACCAATTGCAACATCTATTTCTTTATCGTCATTTTTTTCTGTTAGCCAACTTTCTACACTCTCCATGATATCCTCCTAATCCAATGGTAATCCACCATTTGTATGAGTTAAGAATGACTTTCCACCAATTGTAGCGTCTCCACTCACTTCTAGACTTCCGTCAACTTTAACAGGCCCACTTATACTGATTGAATCACCTTTTATGTTGACACCACCCTCATTTATCGTTACAAGCGTTCCACCACAAGCGATATAGAAGTCGTTAGATATGTTCTTTTCTGCATCACTTGTTATTTGTCCAACTACAACGGCATTGTTTATATCAAATTTTGCGCTAGAGTTCGGCTCGCAAGGTTCAGAAGCATTTCTTGCATTAAATGTATCATGCTGACAAAAAGCTACTAAGACCTTATCGTTTACAGCTAATGGAGCATTTACTTTGCATTTACTCCCCCAAAAAATCGGAGCAATTGGAACATTTTCAATTATTTCAACTTCATCGCGTGTGCCAAAAAGTTCAGGAATATCTAACATTTGTATACTACAGCTCATATTAGAGTTATCTACTTCAACAATTTTAGCTATTGCAAAAGTATTCAAATTATCAAATCTTCCACTTATCATTGATTCTATATGATCTCCTACTGTTTTTTTTCTCACTTTTTACCTCCTACTCCATATGTTCTCACTATTCTATCCCAGTCTTTTTCTTTTTTATTTCCGCTACTTTTTGTAGTAGTTTTTTTGGCAGTTTTTTTAGTTTCTGTGTCATTAGATTTTTTAACCTCGTTTTCTTTTTTACTTGTTTTTTTAGTATTTTTTTCATTTTTCTTACTCTTTTTATCGTCTTTTTCTTTTGCTTTTTTCTTTTTATTTTTAGATGCTTTCTCATTTTTCCCTTTTTTTCCAGAAACAATTTCGATTTCGTTAGCTTTTTTAGTTTCTTCATCATCAAATTTAGTTTTTATTTCTAACTCTGTGTATGCATCACTTTTAAAATTAATAACGTGCTTACCTTTTGTGATAAGATACTCTCCTTTAATTTCAAGTTGCTCAAATTCCTTTTTTAAATCTAAATTAATCTTAAAACCTTCTTGAAATCTATGATCAAATATACTTTTCAATGTATAAGTACCGTCATTTTCTTTTGCATCTTGAAATCGATTCGGATCAAATTCTAAAATACCTCTATTTATCTTATCTCGTGGTTGAAAAGTGACAACTCCATTTGTTATAAAAAAAACACTTTTAGTATCTTTTGCTATTTCTTTAAAGATGTGTTTTACGTTGTTATGCATTGTTTTCCCATCTTTATAATCAATATCCTTACCAAGCTCTATTGTCCCAGCTTTTAATTTATCCAATTTTGATAAAATTAATTTTATTATTGTACTAGCTTTTGTCCCTTTTCCAGTTTTAAGATTTATTTTTGTATCCTTGTATTCATCATTATAAGTATTACAAGTTATCTCAAATTTTTTATCAGCGTTGCTCCAACTTCCTTTCAAACTCTCGATAATCCCTTTATAGATAACACCAATATCTTTATTTACTCCATCATTCCAATACCCAGCTTCAATAACTACTTCAACACCTTTTTTTAATTTTTTAATCATTTCATCTGTTAAATTATAAATAACAATTTTAGCAATATTAGTGCTTTCTGTTATATCAAATTCAGTTTGTATCTCGAAATCTGGCGAATAGTCAACTCCATTTTCAACTTGAAATCTTTCAAATTCAATTTCCTCTGTTTCATCTCCATTTTTTACTTTAAAAGTTACTTTTGCATATCTGTCCCACAAAATATAGTAATTATCATTTGCTCCGTTATTTTGTGTATTTCCTATGTTCTCAGCCATTAAACCACCACCATAATATCCTGTAATATTCCAGCCGTTTCCGTTGTAAACTCAACATCAAAGCCATTCAAATTAATTGGCAAAGCTATCATTTTAACATTTGGAAATTCTTTATATCGTCTTCTGCACAATAAGAACAAATCTTCGTATGCATTAATTCTTTGGCCCATATGTAAATTTTCGTTATCAGTCTTTACATCTAAATACCAAAGTTCTTTTATATTGTAAATTTCCAATGTAACCAACAACGTTTTTTCTCCATCGTCTAATAAAATTCTGTAACTACTTTTTTTATTTTTCTTATATAAAATATCAAAACTAT